GTCACAGCAGGATCGATGGCGATGGCGCTCCTTGCAATGCAAGACGAGGACCGCTGGGATAACGAGACAGTCATTGAGAAGGTGACTAACGACATCATTTACATTGGCGACTATAAGCTCCGTATTCCAAAGGCGTTTGAAGTCGGTGCAATTTTTGGCACCTTACCTGTTATGACTGTGGATGCAATCAGACAGCAGGATGGTTCTGATTTGGCAACAGCGACAGGTCATATTTTGTTAAGCACGTTTGCATTTAACCCTGTCCCGCAGGGTGCACTGCCAGTGCTTGAAGTGCTTGCTAACTATGACTCATTCCGTGGCGCCCCCATTGAAGGCATCTCTTTGCAGAGAATGCCTACGGAAATGCGTGCCTACAGCTCAACCCCAGAGTTGTATAAATGGTTATCGCGTAACGGCGGGGCAATGATCGGCCTGTCTCCTGTTGAGATACAGCAGATAATCGAAGGCTACACAGGGACAATTGGTAGTAGCTTAATTGCAACGACTGATGTGATCGCCAGTGCAACTGGTGTCATCCCTGAGAAACCTGATGGAGTGTTTGGCAACCCGTTTGTTGATTCGTTGACTAGCATCACTGGCCTCAGCAGATTCATTCGTGAAGACGGCACTGGAGCCTCTCGCTTTGTGTCAGATTTCTATGCGCTGAAGCGTGACGTAGACCAGACGTACACTGCAATCAGAGACGCCGCGACAGCAGGTAACCGAGCAGAGATTGATGCGTTGCTTGGAGAGAAAGGTAAAGCCGTTGGGTTCAGAACATACTTCAATGGAGTTTCCAGACAGCTCACGACAATCAATAAAGCAATGGACGCAATCAGAAGAGATCCAAACATGAGCTCCTCCCAGAAGAAGGAAGAGCTCTTACGTCTGAGGAAACTTAAAGCAGAGACAACCAGAAAGGTTGTCAAGGCGGCTAAGCAGTCGGGATACTTTGATTAAGTTCAATTGCACTTTTTGGAAAGCCAAGCTGAGCCTTGATATCACTGATAGGCTGTAGCTCGTCTTTGTGCATCACACAACGTATCCCGTAACCGAAGTCTTTGGTTCCATGCTCAGCTAAGAACTGATCTCTGCTTACCCATCCAATTATATCTACCGCGCTATCTTCAACAGGCGATGTCAATATTGCAACGTCAGCTTTGAACTGCTTTAACGTATCGAATATTAAATAATCTTTTGTTGTTGACTTTACATCAATAGCTATGTCGTTCCACCAGAGATCAACTCCGTAGTCAGAGATAATAGACATGACCGGAGGGTGCAAACCGAAAGCCCGAGCCACTGCAAACTCAGCCTTAAATCCAATTACGTTCTGCTCTTCTCTAGAAAGCCCACCCATAACCTCTTTTCTTGGAGTAAATCCAAGCGCCCGACAGATAGCAACAGTGTCGTTACCCATCATCAGCGAGGCATGCATGTCCTTTCTACTTAGGTTGATTAACATCACTCATCTCCCATCCTAGTGCGGCGTAGCCTGCGATATCCATCCATGTATCTTCATGCCCCATTTTGTTTGCAAGCCTTGCAAGCTTGACTCCGATCATCATTGCGGCCACTTCTTGCGGCGTGTACTCGCGCCCAGTAATGACTTCCCAGATAGCGGCAATCCTACGGTGGTTGTCAATGGGGTTACCGTACTGACTCTGTCGGGCCCCATTGATTACCGTATCTGCCTTTCTCAGCAGATTATTCAACCTTTACCCCCATCTTTTCGTTCAACCAACTTTCTACATCTCGCACTTTCCATCGTTGTTTTCCCGGTGTAATCGCAACTGCTTTGGGGAATGACTCATCCCCTTTTAGCTTGTTGTGTAACGTGGTCCTGCTTATGTTCAAGAGCGCACACACTTGCTTTGCAGTCATGACTTCTTCACCGGCGATGGTTTCTAGCGTGCCGAGTTTTTCAGCCATACTTGAAACTCCTCTCTCATATCATTGAATGCGGCTCTGGCATTCTGATTCGTGTCAAATTCAGAGCGCGAACTAATACCTAGTTGCTCCTTCAATACACTAACCGCATTCGCTTCATTCACCTCAAGACCAGAATGTAGTAGCAACCATGTCTGAAACTTTTCGTTCCGACACAGAGCACCACATGAGGCCTTGAGCTTATCGATTGACTCCTTATCAGAAACAACCCTTTCATGCTCATCAATTTTTGCCATGGCCACCATGTACCGAGACCCTACCCAGTCAGTCATAAGACTGGCGGGGCAGTCATCTGGATGAACAGCGAGCTTGAGCACGATGCCATCTGATGATTGGGTCATCGATATCTTGATGCCCTCAAAGTGAACAGCATCAATCTCCGGCATGGTATATCCGTTCCTTTTCTCGAAAGGCGTGTTGCACTCGAGCAACCTTATCAGCCCTCTTCTTTAAATTTGGATGTACGCACTCTTCGACTTGGATAATGTCCACGTCTCCGATTGAGTACCCACTCTTTAGAAGAGTCTTCTGGTGATTGCGCTCCCTTTCTTCAGCAAGCAACCTTGCTTCCTCTGGACTTTCAGCTTTGATGTACGCTGTCTTGGTGAAGTCCATGTTCATTACGACTTCGTAGCTATGCATCACTTCATCCCCGTTGCAAGTCTGCGTAGATTATCTACGGCGTATTTAACAAAGTCCTGTGAAGGCTCTGTCTCCATAGCAGTGATACTTGCATCCACATTTGATCGTGCAAGCACAGCAACCTGTGCCCTGCTGATCGCAGATGATAGCTCTTGGGCTGTTGTGAAGTTCAGTTCTTCTATGACAGGATCACCGTTGATGTATGCAGTCACAGCTCCGGAATGCTTTCCGTTCTTGTGAATGTCATACCGTACAGTGTTGGCGCCAAAGCTTTCTTCAATTGTAAAACCAGTCATGAGCAATGCTCCTCAAATAATTTTTCAGCTATAGGGATTGGTTCGATCCCCTGCAGTGCCCACCACAGTCGCTCATCCCCAAAGGCATGAAGCTCCATGTGGTGAGTGTGGCATAGAGGCACGCACCAGTTGTCTCCAACTTTCATCCCCATCGCATTAGGCTCAGCGAATGTTAAGTGATGTGCCTCACTCACGAACCCGCAGACAAGGCAAGGCTTGCCCCGCAGGCTCTTGAGGTATGACTTAGAACGGTATCTTGTCATCTGCCGGAGGTGTCGGTGTGAACGACTGGCCTTGTGGAGTAGATGGTGCACTTGCACCTTCTGGCTTAACATAAGGCTTGTTCGCCTGAATCGACAGATACTTACCGGCCTTCTCTCCGTGCTTGGTCCAAGCAACAAGCTCGACCTTTCCGAATTGTTGGCCCGAATTAATCTGACCTTGCATCAGATTGATAAGCTCCTGAGATATCTCAAGCTCACCGCGCAGGTCAGGATGAGTCTCCTTCTCTTTACGGTTGTTGGTGAACAAAGCACCGCGTGGTTTAAATTCAGCCATTAGTTCGTCTCCTTTTCTTTCAGACCGTTGGCTTTATTAGTGAACGCTTCGTATACCCGCTTGTAGTTGTCGGGATCGAGGTTCTCCAGTTGCTCGATGGGTTGCTTGTTAATCGCCCAGTACTGACGCAAGCTGTCGAGCGACTTATCATTCCCTTTAATGAAGGTGATAAGAATTTCGGCAACCATGGATAGGTCTTCGACCGTATCCTTCTTGCCTTTGTCATCCTGCACTGTGTAAGACACAGGTGCATCCGGATTGCTTTCCTGCCCGTGGTAGATGTACATACCTAGGCCCATGTACGCAAGGCACTTAACCAAACAGCGTTGATATGCTGTATTGATTTGGAATGCGTTTGGGTTATTGATTGCATTGTTTTTATAGTCAATGACTGGGAACACCTCAGTCACATCCTCAATGTCATCAATCCATACACGCACAGAGATGATGGCTGTACCATCCTGCAGGTACTCAACAGGACTCTTCTGGAACCGAGCGGTTGGGTAATGCTTCTTCAGCGTTTCCCAAGCCCAACTCCATGCGAGGTAGGTGAAGCCGTTCTTCTTCTCTGTGTGACCAGAGCAGTCAATCGTAGACAGGGTCTCCCAAACTGACTTACTTCTTGTTGGCATGGTATCTCCTTGACTGGCCTATGGTTAGGCCGGACTCCGCAAGAGCATTCCTGATTGATTTAAGAGATAATTTTCCAAGGAGAGGTATCTTCATTAGTTCTACCTCAGTCATTGATAACAGTTGCTCAACAGTGTTGATGCCCTCACTTTTCAGGCAGTTTACCGCCCTGACAGTGATAGGAAGGGTGTCAATGCTACGCTCGATCTTACCTGTCTCAAGGTTGATCTTTTCCATCAGGCTCTGAAGGACCTGCTTGTGATACGCATGAATGGTTAGCATCTCATCGATGCTCTTTAACTCATCATTGATGAGTTTCTCAACAGCATTAGCCATTGCTCGTCTCCTTATATTGATCACAGAATTGAGCGACGCCACAGAAATTTTGACTGCACCGAGTAAATTCTCCGGGGCGATGCTCGATAAAAAGTGCATTTGCACCTTCTTGGTTATTGATAAAGAGCGAGGCTTCCCGCTCACTATCAAACAGTTTGACCGCAGACTTGCGGCCATTCTTCATGACCGCCCACTTCGCAGGCTTAGCCCAACGCTCTGAGTCCGTACAGAGAGGGAGCGGGTCAGTGAAGTCTAAGTTCTGCTGACAACCCTGATGCGCTGTGATGCGCTTGCCAATGTAATCTTGTCTTTCCTCAAACGTCCATGAAGGTACATCGATTACTTGGATATTGGCTTCGGGGTAGCCAGCAGAATATTGAGCCTGTCGCCGAGACCAGTCTCTGACAATGGCGACAATGCGTAGATCGTTAACAGGCTTGTCCTTGCACTTCTGAACAAGGTAGGCGTAGCAGTTCAACTGCCTTTCCCATTCGGGCTTGTCATTCATGACGGCCCAAGATGAACAGACCTTGTAGTCCATGATAGTGATTGATCCATCAGGTTCGTACTTCTGCACATCAATGGCGCCCGAAAGAGTCCACCCAAACATCTCCGTATAGAGACGTTCTTCATAGACCTCATCAGGCAAAGGCTCAGACTGCTCAAGAATGTGGTGACACGCAGTCCCAAGAAGGGAGTACGTCATGTCGGTGATATCCATTTCTAAGTTGTTGGCATGAATCTTTCGCAACATAGAGATGCGGGGAGAATCAATCAGCGTTGTCACACTGACGTCAGCCTTCCCCTTAGAGTACTTGTCGTGGCGTGCATAGCGTATGAACTGCTCTGGCACTCCATGGTTATTTGTGATAATCATAATGTCTCCCGTGGTTTACAACCATGACACATGTTAACAGGTATGAACAACTATGCAACCCCTTGAACAAAAAAAATTATCCTTGTCCTTCTGGATCATCGGCGAACCTGCTAGCAAGGCAAATTCGCGTAGAATGGTAAGTATCAAAGGGAGACCACGCTTCATCAAGTCACAGAAGGCCCTCGACTACTGCAAAAAATTCGCAGAGCAGTGCCCCCAACTGGATGACTTGATTGAAGAAGATTTAGTAGTACACTTACATGTGTTCTACGCTAGTCGTAGACCCGACCTCGATGAGTCGGTGATACTGGATGAAATGCAAGGAAAAATTTACAAGAATGACAGGCAAGTCAAAGTAAAGCATGTTTACTGGCACCTCGACAGAGATAATCCAAGATCACACATCCTCATTGAGACTATGGAGAGCGGTGATATCCCAAGCATTGTATGATGCCGCAAGTGAGAAGCGGTACAATCGTGTGCCTGTTGCACGATGGCTTTTGACTGAAGACTTTGAGACTGTCTGTGGGATGGCCAGTCTCCACCCGATCACAATAAAAAAAGTATTTGCACAGGTCTTGAATGAGACGCCGATCAGAGCTCAGGTCCTTTGCAAGAGATTAGTTGAACAAATAGAACAACTGTAACTGGGAGGTTGCATGACAACTGAGGAAGCACTGGCTCAGTACGCCCGCGATTTGGATATCGGGCAGTACAAGAAGAAGTGTCCTGCGTGCTCAGGATCACGATCAAAGAAATCAGACCCCTGTTTATCTATCAATGTGGATGGCGAGCGCATGGTCTACAACTGCCACCACTGCAAGATAGATGGCGTCATTC